CCTGCTTTAGCAATCGCTGATACTTCACCCGGTTTAAATAGCTTGTGCACAATGTCAGTAGGTTCAACGCATCCGTACGCTTTTTGGAGTTCTTTGTCTTTTAGGTTAGGTTCCGTCACGATGTTGTGGACTAGAAAAGCGTCAGCCTCATGCCCGTTTTCGCCACCATCTGCTAAATCAGTTGAATCCATAATAAGTGAGCGTTCTGGCTCGCGAATCGTGATAGAGGCTTCTAAACGTTCAATCTCCAAATCTTCTGTTGCATCATTTTTCACCTCATATTGTTCTTGGTTCTTCATCAAGTCTGTTAATTGTAATTTTTTAGTCATACTATCCATCTCCATTTATTTTTTATGCAGAAATTCTGTCAATTAAATCATATTTTCCGAAAGCAAACGGTAGTTCTTCTGTACCTGTGGTTTTCTGTTCAAATTGCAATAATTGGAAACTGGTAAATGTAACTTCTTCTATAGCTACACGCAATGCACCGTGAGCATCCGGGTCTTCCAATTTACCAACAATACTAACCTCTGGAAGCACACCGTTTTTTACCGCTTCGGCTAGTAAGTTTGCGCCTCGCGAATATATTTTCTTAACAGTGATCGTTCCTTCACCAGTCCACCCAATCATCTTTTTGTGTGTTCCTAGATCATCCAGAAAGTTTTGATCTTCGTATTCAATTGTGACAGTAGCTTCAAAACTTTCTGTGTCAAGCCATTTTTCTCCGTTCACCCACACAGCACCAAACGTGCCGTTAATTACTTTGTTTGAAGTCGGCCTTGCCATTTATAACCCTCCTAAAAAATTTCATAATAAAAACATCACTCAGAAAGTGACGTTACATAGCGATTTGCATATCCAAATCCTCGATAGTTTGTACGATTTTTACATTTGCCGCAGTGAACACGTTTGTTTTGAAGGACATATTCTTAACTTGTTGCTCGTCCCAGTTACTTGTGTCCGTTCCGATTTCTTCCCAAGCAAGACGCTGTGCATTCACATCCACAGATGCTCTGTTGTCAAAATTGGCGTCAAGAATTTCATCGCCTGCCAATCCTGCGAAATAAGCATTCACAGAACGGAAAAACAACACCTGATTATCATAGATGTTGTTTACTTTACCTACATATTCATTTTCAAACACATTACGAATATCATCTTTAATTAAGTCCATGATTTCCACAACTCGAATAGACTGATAATCCTCTGTCTTATTTCCGGTGATCTCTGTGAGACTGTTTACTTCGCGACCGATTTTGATGTTTTCGCCATCATTAATAAGGATTAGTTCTCCGTTATCAATCGCTTCGTTTGGATTCTCGTGCTCATCAATAGAATCGATCTCATTAAATTGCAGATAAGTGGCTGATCTTGTGAAAGGCAATGCAGCTAAAGCACCTGCAACTCGTCCTGTGTATTCGGCGGTTGTGTACTCTTTATCATCGACTGTAATGCCAGTAGTTGTAAAGTTAATAATACCTTCATGGTCCGCGTCTGCATGCGGCAACACTGCCTTAAAGGTTTTTTTGTTATTATCACGTTGTCTCTGAATCCAGGTTGAGATGATGCTTGTATCTCCGTTTTCATCAATCTGTGGAACAGCTAAATAATTAAACTTTTTATTTTTCAACCGTTTTAGAGCGTCATTGTAGCTTGTTTCTCCTTCTTCGAGCCCCTCGCTAAGTCTTTCGATGAAAACCAATTGTGGAGAGCCTAAAAACGTTTTTTGGATGATGTCCAAATTTTCGGGTGTCCAATCTTCTTCTTCTATTTGCTCAATTCCTGTGTATCCTTTTGTTTTAAAATCATTCGTGTCGTCTTTGAGTATCAATGCAACAACGCCGCGCATACTTCTTTCGATCGCTGATACAGCCAAGCTATTAAACTCTATATTAATTTTAGGAAGTCCCAAATTTATCACTCCTTATTTATATATAATTTTCCCATTGTTTCAATCGGCATTGGATTGCCCTCACTGTCTTTGATTGGTTGTCCTAGATTGTTTGCCGGCACTTCCACAGGTGTCCAACTATCCGGATATTCCGGCCTGTTCGTTATCGGATTGCCATAATCATTAAAGATAAAATCATTGTTTTCATCCATGTAACAGATAACGTTCCCGAACTCGACTTCTTTTGCGTCATAAAACGCAATGTCGAAAGAAAAGTTCAACACACCATCGGTTAAAACAGATTCAGTGTCGTTTATATTAATCAACCTATCTTTAATAGGTAGTTTTAAATCGAATATTCTTTCAAGCTGTTCTTGCACTTCCAAAACTTCTATCGAATATTCATATCGGTCAGTTGGAAAATAATAGATACGCACCGTTAATTCTCTGTAATTCTGTGTGGCACCACTGGAATTTACGTTGTTTTCTAAACGCGTAAAAAAAGAAGGTCTTCGGAAACCTTCCACAACATCACGACTTTGTATAGGTGCATCAAAGTAGCTTGATATTTGATTGTTTACCGCCGCTTTTATATCCTTATACGTAATCATAAGTTTTCCTTGTCCAGTTGTTCGTCCAACCAATCAGACACCATTTTTTCGTATGTTCCGCTGTTATCAAACTTCTCTATACCGTCAGCCACAACATTTTTTCCTTCTGCGAAACCTACTTCTTCACCATGTGATATGATGCGGTGTCCATATTCAATGAGGTGCCCGTGAGGGGCGTTATTGTACACTCTGACAACCGTTTTTCCTTCATCGTCTACGAAGGGCTTACCTCGTTTAAAACTCTTGTGGTAGTTACCAGTGTGTTTATCCACAGTTGCTCGGCCATGTCTTGCTACTTGCGTCCTTGCTTTACTGCCGATTTTACGCATGACCTTTTTTGATTCTTTTGGTAACGTTTCTGTAGCAGTTTTTAGCAAATCTTGTTCAAACTTGGTTAATCCTTGTAATTGCATGTCTGTCATTCTTTTACCTCCTTCACAAAGATTTCGAGTGTTTCATCGCGGAAGTACGGATTCAAGATGTAATCAATCTCAAAACGATGATTTCTGAATCTTATTTGCATATCTTTTGTGATGTTTTTGCCTGCATGATAACGGACGACAATTTTATGCGTTACTTCGGAAAGAATTGTTTCCGCAGCTTGGTTTTGCAACTTTCCTGTTTGCGGTATGATGTGCGCCCAAATAGAGTCCACCTTCTCGAAACTGTATGTGGTTTCGCCTAACTCGTTTTGTGTTCTTACGTTGTCATAAATGCTTATCCGATGCCTTAAATCGCCAGTATTTATTTTTGGCTTATATTTAAACGGTTGCATCGGCATCATCCTTTGGCATGAGGGAGAGTCCTAAATTCGTGATGTCGCTTAGGAAATTATCATCGAAATACTCAAGTGCATCGTTATATGCGTATCTGGTGCGCTCGAACACTAATTCTTTCGCTTGATGATTTTCTTCCACATCAAACTCACCACATCTGTCTTGGAGGCTTGCAACAGAAAAGGACAACAACCGCCTTAGATTGTCGTCCTCGTCGTCTCCATCCATATGCATTCTTTCCTTAAATTCGTCTACCATTGTCTGTGTGACCATTCAATCACCTCTTATGAAGTAGTGCTGCCATCGCTTGTAGTGCCATCAGCAGGTGCAAGGTCTAGGTTGTACACTTGGGCTGCGTCGTTGTCTAATGGTTTGCCAGTAGCATATTGTTTAGCGGTGTATAGCGTAGCATCCTCCATCGCCAGTGTTTGGTCAAACTTTTTAATTTGACGACCACTTCCGACAGCTGCAATGTATTCGCCTTGAACAAAGAACAACGCCTTGCCTTGTGGAACGAATTGAGAAGTAACTTGTCGTGGGTTGAACGGCAAGCTAGTTACGTACACACCGTTGGCGTTCTGAGTTGTGGAGTTGGCTTGAATACTAAAGCTGTCAAACGGATTGACGACCATAACAACTTTACCTGCGACGTTACGAATTTTCTTTTCACCGTTTACATGGCGAGTCGATAATTTTTCCACAACGCCCTTCAACTCGTTGATCGTTGTTCGGCCTGGTTTAAAAGTGAGTGTTCCCGCGGCGGTTTTATTGCTAACAGCACCAGTGTCGGCATTAACATTTTTTAGTAATCCGATAGGCTGTCCTTGTCCACTTCCTGCGACATATCCTTTTTCCAATCCAACTTTCAATGCTTCGACAATGATGGTGCGAACGTATCGTTCAATCCATGTGGGTCCAAGTTGCAACATATCATTAGAAATCGGGATGAACGCTGTCAGTTTAGATTGAGTGATGCGTTCTTTCCGGAAAGAAGTATTTAGTTGTCCTTGGATTCCGCCGAATAAATCTCCCCAAACAGCAGCACCTTCTGGGTCAGAGTAAATGAATTCAGTGACCCCGCCTAAATTTTGAATCCCGATAGCTTGGAGTAACGGATGAGATTCTGTGATGTCTTTAAACACACGCTCCTGTGTAGTTTTCGGGAGTGTGTCTTCTTCTTTGAATCCACCTTCCTCCACAACAGCATTAAAGAATTTATATTCTTCGTTTGTTAACACATTTTGGCCGCGGGATTGAAGGACAGTGTTATCAGCCATTTGCGTGTTCACTTCACTTAAAATGTCGCCTTGTACATCGTTCGCGAGTGCTTCAAGCATATTGCTTAGAGCTTCGGACTGTTCTTCTTGCGTACCTTCTTTGGTTGCTTTTGCGAATGCGTCCTTTTTTTCTTGAAATTTATTTAACTTAATTGTCATATTAACCCTCCTATAAATTTAAAAAGAGCTTACTCAAGTCGTTGTTTTCCGGTTCTTGAGTAGGCTCTTCATCCAGTTCATAAATATTGTTTTTAAGTTTAGTTGTTAGTTCATCGATGATGTCTTTCTTCATGTTTTCAATTTCTTCATTTGATCTTGAAGGTCTTGCGTTAATTACTGCAGAACGGCTATTCGTTGCAAAATCATTTCTTACTTTGTCAATGACTTGTTGCGGGATTGCATTAGATACGTTAGCGGACAGTCTGATACTACTATCTTCAAACATAATCTCGTCTACGAATCCCTTTGACTTTGCATCTTGCGGAGAGAGCCAAGTCGTTTTATTCATTAAATCCAACAATTCACCTTCGCTCATGCCGGTTTTTAATCGGTATGCATTAGCGATTGTTTTGTTTGTGGTTTTGAGCATTTCTGATGCCTTATCCATTGCGTTGTGGTCTCCGAGTACCGTTGCGGCGGAATTGTGAACCATCATTGAAGCAGTAGGAGAAATTTTAACAACATCGCCAGCCATCGAAATAACGGATGCCGCTGACGCGGAAAGACCAACAATTTTTACTTCCACGTTACCCGAATAACTTTTTAATTTAGTGTAGATTTCACTTGCGGTATGAACGTCGCCACCACCACTATTAATGAAAACTTCCAAATTTTCTCCGTTTGCGTTTTTCATGACTTCCTCAACATCTTTAGGGCTTGTAGAGTCCATCTCAAACATGTCATATACAAACTGTTCATCGTTAGAAACAATTACCCCTTTAACATCTATTTTCATTAATTATCACCTCCTTAAAAGTAAAAAGCACACCTTATCAAGTGTGCTGTAATTGTTGCTTATGAAATTCTTCAAATTGTTCCTTTGTATTATTTTTCTTCCCATATTTTTCATGGAAGTTATCGTGGCAAGAAGAACACAGAGTGACACCGTTATCTGAGTCGAACCTACCTTCCTTATACCAATGATATCCATTAAGGTGATGAGCGTTCAACTTCAACCCATGATTCTTTCTTGATTTATCCCCGCAAACCACGCAAGTATATTCATCCCTCTCGTAAACTTTTCTTCTGAACACTCTCATGTTTTCGTTAGGAGTTACCATTCTTCTCCT